ATAAAGAAGAACTAGACAAGTTTGGTATGGAACAACTTGGCAGACGTAAACGTGATGATTACACGGATGGGACTGTTAGAATAACTATACCTTCTACGTCACCGTAAAAAATAGGAGTTAAATTATGGCAATAACATCGGCAATAGCAACAAGTTTTAAAGTGGAAATCTTGAAAGGCGTTCACAATTTTACAGCATCATCTGGAGACACATTTAAATTAGCGTTGTATACATCTTCAGCATCATTAGGCGCAGCTACTACAGCGTACACAACTTCAAACGAAGTTTCTGGATCTGGATACACTGCAAAAGGAAATTCACTTACAAGCGTAACTCCAGTTGCATCAAGCACAACTGCAGTTTGTGATTTCGCAGATACAAGTTTTACATCAGCTTCTTTCACGGCAAGAGGATGTATGATCTTTAATGAAGACGCATCAGGTGATCCAACAGTTTGTGTGATTGATTTTGGTTCTGATAAAACTGTAACAAGTGGAACTTTCACAATTCAATTTCCAACAGCAGACGCTTCAAACGCGATCATCAGAATAGCATAGGAGGCTAGCCTCTTATGTCGGCTCAGCAAACCTTTAATGTTACAGTAGCCTCGGGCACACTGTATATCACTGGTGGAACGGGTAATGTTTATTATATTGATGGAGCAAGAGTAGACCCATTAGTAAGTTGGGTTCGTGGTGGAACTGCAAGATTTGATCAATCTGCTTCTTCAAACGATAACCACCCTTTATTATTTACAAATAGTTTAGATAATGTTCCTGGTGGTAGAATTACAACAGGTGTAACTTACTATTTAGATGGATCTGTAAGTTATTCTGATTGGATAAACACTTCAACTTTTAATGCTGCAACAACACGTTACATAGAATTTACACCGGCTCAGTCTTTAGGTATTACTGAAAACGCTCCTTACATTTATTGTTATGTTCACGGTATTGGAATGGGTGGACCCATACTTTTAGCTAACAATACTTATGGTTCAGGCGCTTGGAGTGATGGTCTTTGGAATGATCAAGGTGATAATGAAGTTGGTTTAACAGGTTTTGGATTAACATCTGATGTTGGTGATGGAACTAATATGGGTGTGCCTCAAACTGGTTTTGGTGGAACTAATTGGAGTAATGGTGAATGGGGATCAGTTAATGATAATGGAGCAATTCTTACAGGTTTTGGATTAACATCAAGTTTAAACGCAGATGGAGTATTATCTTTTCAATCAGCTGGTTGGGGTAGAAACACTTGGAATGATGGACCATACGGAGAAAGTAATGACCCTGTAGTAAGTATAACTGGATTTGGTTTAACTTCATCTGTTGGTGACGGAACTAATATGGGTGTTCCTCAACAAGGTTGGGGCGGTAAAGCTTGGGGTGATAATAATTATGGAGAACTTTCTAATATAGATGTTTTCCCTTCAGGTCTTTCAATGTCAACAAGCATTGGATCAGTTTCAGTAACAGCAGAAATTAATAGTGGTTGGAGTAGAGCTGGTTGGAGTGATGATGCTTGGGGCATACAAGGTGATGTATTATTAACTGGTCAATCAGCAACAACTTCAGTTGGTTCATTGTCTCCTGCAGATGTTATGAGTCCAACTGGACAAGAAGCAACAACAAGTGTTGGATCACCAACTATTATTGGAAATGTTTCATTAACATTAACTGGTCAATCAGCAACGTCTTCAGTAGGAGCTGTAGAACCAGCAGACGTAGTAAAACTAACAGGTCAATTAGGAACCTCTTCTTTAGGATCAGTAGTCATAGAAACGGCTTATGATATAACAGGTCTTTCTGCCACTGTTTCTTTAGGTGGTACATCTGAAACTTCAAATCCTATAATTATACCAGATGGATTTAGTTTAACTTCTAATGTAGGATCTTTAACACCTGCTGACGTTATGGGCTTGACTGGATTGTCTGCAACGTTTAGTATAGGTACATTATCAGTTGACACAAGTTTAGATTTAACGTTAACTGGACAATCAGCAACGTCAAATGTAGCTGCTTTTGGAACCGCTTCAGGCTTTGGAATTCAAGCATATCAAAGTGTTGACACAGGTTCTAATACGAGCTATACAGATGTTGCGTAAGCAAAATTAGGAGATAAAAAATGGCTTCAACATACACACCTTTAGGGGTAGAACTTCAAGCAACCGGTGAAAACGCGGGAACTTGGGGAACTAAAACAAATACAAATTTACAAATTTTTGAACAAATTTCTGGCGGATTTATACAACAATCAATAGCAGGTGGTGCACAGACTACAACTTTATCTGTTTCTGATGGATCAACTGGTGCAGTTTTATCTCACAGAATGATTGAGTTCACAGGTACAATTACAGGAAATCAAGTTGTAACAATTCCTTTAGATGTACAAACTTTTTACTTTTTAAGAAATTCAACATCAGGTGCATACACAGTACAATTTAAATATGTAACTGGATCAGGTGATTCGTTTACATTTTCTGCAACAGACAAAGGTGATCAATTAATATTTGCATCAGCAAGTGATGGAACTAATCCAAATATTATTACTTTAGGTTTTGGTTCTGGTGATGGAGATGTAACACTTACTGGTACACAAACATTAACAAACAAAACTTTAACAGCACCAAAAATTGCAGATGCAGGTTTTATTGCAGATGCAAATGGAGCGGAACAAGTTATATTTCAAACAACAGCTTCAGCAGTAAACGAAGTAGAAATTACAAACGCAGCTACAGGCAATGCACCAATTATCGGAGCAAGTGGAGAAACAAATGTTGATCTTAATCTTACTCCAAAAGGAATTGGAAGAGTAACTTTAGGTGCTAGTAAAATTCAACAAGTGGCAGAAAAAGCTACAGTAGCAGCAACTGCAGCTACCGGTACAATTAACTATGATGTTATTACGCAAGCAGTATTGTACTTTACATCTAATGCATCAGCGAACTACACTCTAAACATTAGAGGTGATGGTTCAAACACACTTAACTCTATAATGGATACAGGTGAGTCAATTACAATTACTCACTTAGTGACACAAGGTGGAACAGCATATTATAATAACGCAGTAACTATCGATGGGTCTTCTATCACTCCAGAATGGCAAGGCGGAACAGCTCCTTCTGGCGGTAATACAAATTCTGTTGATGTATACACATATACTATATTTAAAACTGGCGATGCTGCTTATACAGCGTTTGCATCTCAATCACAGTTTGCATAATAGGAGGATTATAGAAAGATGCCCTTAACAGCAACATTCGGAGCAGCTTCCGCAAGAGGATTTGGTAAAACTGTAGGCGGACTAGGAGATCCTTACGATATCACAGTATTAATGGTAGCTGGAGGTGCTGGCGCTGGACACGGCGGCGGCGGAGGCGGAGGAATGAGATCTTCGACTTTAACAATTTACGAAAAAGGAACATACACAGTTACGTGTGGCTCTGGTGGCGCTGGAGCAACAGGCGGTCCTTCTACGTTTCCAAACGACGGAGATAATGGCGGAGTAAGTTCAGTTGCAGGAGATTTATTAGATGCTTACGAATCAGCTGGTGGCGGAAGAGGTGGAGCCTATAACTCAACTGGAGCTAACGGCGGAGCGGGCGGTGGAGCTTGGAATAACGGAGCCGGAGGAGCTGGAAACACTCCATCTACATCTCCATCACAAGGAGCTAACGGCGGCGGACCAAGAGGCTACACTGGCGGTCACGGCGGCGGAGGCGGTGGTCCTTCAGGATCAACTGGAGGTAACGGACCGAACTACTCAGCTGGTGGCGGCGGTGGCGGTTCTTCAAGTTCTATTACAGGATCTTCAATTACATATGCTGGAGGTGGCGGAGGCGGTGGCCGAGCTAACCCAGGTCATGGAAACGCTGGTGGCGGATCTGGCGGTGGCGGTTCAGGTGCAAACGGGAGGCGCTGGAGGTGAAGGAATCGCAATATTCTCTATACCTTCAGGAAATTATTCAGGTGAAACTACTGGATCACCAAGTGTAACAACAAGTGGTGGTAACACAATTTTAACCTACAGTGGAAATGGAACGTACAAAGGATAATGGCTAGATATTTTGCAAAAATAGGAATTGGAAATATAGTAGATGATGTGTATCACATTACAGGATTTGAAGATGCAACTGATCAAGGTTGTAAAGACTATTTAAGTAATACATACGGAGAAGCTACTTGGGAAGAATGTTATAAAACGACAGTAGACAACCCTAAAAAGAATTACCCATCAGCAGGATTTTATTGGCACCCTGATAATAATTTATTTGCAGGTCAACAAAATTATCCATCTTGGACCCTAAATACTACCAACGGAACATGGGAAGCACCTACACCTAGACCAAGCTTAAGTTTTACTGTAGCAGAAGGTTCCACAGTTGATGATAATACACCAGAACAAAATGCAGAAATAGAAGAAAATGCAAAGTATTATTGGGACGAAGCTTCATTAAGTTGGGTATTGCCTACAGAATAAGATAGTGTATAACACTATCTATGAAAGATAATTATAGAATAGTTAATATATTTCCAACAGGAATTTATTTTGAAGAAATAAAAAATTTCACAGAAAAAAATGTATTAAAGCACAGTGAAAATTATTTTAAGAATGTTCTAAAATCTCATTCAGTAATTAAACCAACTTTAATAGGTTATAAGAAAATACAGACTAAAAATAAACGAGAATTTTTTAAAGATTACAACTGTTATTTATCAGGTATTATCTTTGAAGATGTTGATGAGACGGATAAAATTAATTTTTTTAGACAAAAGTATCAGCATATAAAACCTCATGTTAGTGAATATAATTTATATAATTCTGAGTCTTGGTGGTTTAAGGTAAAGAAAAATCAAATTGTAATTTTTCCTTCATATTTAAATTATAATTTTGAAAACACAACCAAACGTTTAAAAAAAATAAATATTTTTCAAATTATGTTTAAAGGAATAGGAACTTCTTTAGTTATGGATACTATAGATAAAGGAGAAGGAGTAATGATTTGATACAAAATTTATTTATAACTCCAATTTATCAAAAAAATACTTCTTATTTTTTAAATAAAAAACAAATGCAATTTATTAAAACCTGTAAAAGAAAAAACAACAGTTTTAATACATCTAGTTTAAATAGCTATATTTTAGATTTACCTATGTTTAAAAAATTTAAAAAACATATTATGAGTGATGTAGAGGAATATGTTTATAATACTTTAAAAGTAGACAAATCTGTTAAAATATTTATGACTCAGTCCTGGTTTAACTGGACAAATTATTCAGAACAACACCATAAACATGAGCACCCTAATAGTTTTGTCTCAGGAGTATATTACGTTGATGTTGATCCTAAAATAGATAAACTTTTTTTTAATAAAGAAGTTAGAACAGATTTAAGATTAGTTGCTACAGAATACAATGACTACAATTCAGAATCATATTATCTTCCTGTAAGAAATAAAGATATTATATTATTTCCATCTGATTTAAATCATCATGTTGCTACAAAACAAGATAAAAAAGAAAGAATAAGTTTAGCGTTTAATACTTTTTTAAAAGGTAAAATGGGAGACAAAAAAGGATTATGGGAATTAAAACTTTAAAGTTTGAACAAAAAATATTTTTAACTAAAATAAATTTAGTTAAAGAAAATATTGAAATGTTTAAGAAAATGAAACTTCTTAAATATGAAAGAAATTTTAATAATTTTTTTAAAAAAACATATGAAGATGAAAATAAAAAATCTGACATTTATAATCTTATTCAAGAACCTATTGAAAAAATAATAAAAGCTAAGTTTGCTTTACATGAGTGGTGGGTGCAAAAATACGTAAAAGGAAACTATCATGAAATGCATACACATGGCGCAGATCCTTTTAGAAGATCTTTTATTTTATATGTGGATTGTACAAAAAAATCTTCCGCAGTAAATTTTTATGGACCAGGGCATCCTTTAATACATACAGACCCTATTCAAGTAAAACCAGTGAAAGGTATGTTGATTTTATTTCCTTCATTTTTACCCCATGAAGTGTTAAACAACAACGATGATGAAAGATTAATTTTATCAGGAAATATAGAAATAAGATGAACTTTATTGAAGAGTATACCATACCAAATAAATACTGTGATCAATTTATAAATTATTTTAAAAAAAATAATGAATATAAAGTACAAGGTTCAACAGGAAATGGTGTTGTTGATTTAAGTGCTAAAGATTGTAAAGAGTTATATTTTTATAATGAAACACAAGAAAGTTTTATACTTGATTTTTTTAAATTACTTTCAAAACACCTTAGAGAATATATGAATAAATATGAAATGAATGGTGTGTTACATAGTGCTCAATCTCACAAAATACAACATTACGAAAAAAGTAAAGGTTATTTTAAACAACACTATGAAAGATCTGATTTACATAATTTAAATAGAGAATTAGTTTACATGCTTTATTGTAATGATTTGAAAAATGGTGGTACAAATTTTCCATTTCAAAAAGTTAAAACAGAAGCTAAAAAAGGTAAGATGATAATATGGCCAGCTTTTTTTACTCATCCCCATCATGGAATTATTTCTAAACAAAAAGAAAAATATATTGTAACAGGATGGTTTAATATAAAATGAAAAAATTTTTTTACGTAAGTTCACTACCAAGAACAGGACAAACTTTATTAGCATCTTTATTGCATCAAAACAGTAATATTTGTTTTACACCTGAGTCACAAGTTCTTGCTTGTTTATATGGTTTTGCTCAATTTAAAACGTATAGCTCAATATATAATAATTTTAAAAACCCAGTAGCTTTTGATAAATCTGTTCACGCATTTAGAAATAAATATTACAAAGAATTTACAGATGCAAAATACATATTAGAAAGAGGTCCTTGGGCAACTCCTTACAATAGGAACATGCTAGCGTCTTTTGAAAAAAAACCAAAATTTATAATTATCTATCGACCTATATTAGAAGCACTGGCAAGTTTAATAAAAGTAGAAAAACCAAATTTAGATTTACCTGTACTTACAAGATGTCAACATCTTTTGTCTCCAGGTGGTGCATTTCATCAAGGTCTGTTATCTATAAAAGGCTCTTTAAAAGAAGATCATATAATCATTCATTACAAAGACATTGTTTCTAAACCTAAAGAAACAGTTAAAAAAATATATAATTATATGGGTTTGAATTTTAAAGATATAAAAACAACTAATTTAGATCAGTATCAAGTTAAAGGTATAAAATATAATGATGTTATGTTAGATGGCATTCCACATCAAAACTTACACACAATACGAACAGATAAAATTAAAGCAAGAAAATATAGCTACAAAGATATTTTACCACAAAGCATAATAGATCAATATAAAGATGCTGATATTTTATGAGGATACTAGTATTTGGTTTGCCAGGATCAGGAAAGACAACATTTGCAAGACAGTTATCTGCAGGTCATGCATACTTCAATGCTGACGAAGTTAGAAAAATGTTTAACGATTGGGACTTCTCTGCAGAGGGTAGAACTAGACAAGCACAAAGAATGGGATCTTTATCTTCTCTTGTAGATGGTCACGCGATTATAGATTTTATTTGTCCATTTGATGAAGACAGACTTGAGTATGATGTTAGAGTTTGGATGAATACAATTAAGAAAGGCAGATTTGATGATACAAATAAAATGTTTGAGAAACCAACGCACTGTCATTTTGAAATTACAAACTTTGATTATCAAGATGTAATAAAGAAGATCCGTGATAAATTATAAAAATGCAAATAAGAATATACGATAATTATTTTACAGAAAAAGAATGTAAAGAATTAATAGATTTATATGATAAATATAAGTATCTTGCAGTTCCTTTTTATAATGTAATACCTTTAAAAGTAAAAAAGTTATTACCTAAAAAATTTATTGATAAGATAAATAAAACATCTAAAGACATCAACAAATGTAAAATAGATTGGATTGAAGTTGTTAAATGGCCTATTGGAGCGTATAAAGATCTTCATTATGATTCTGATAAAAACACAACCTTATTAAGCTCCGTTGTATTTTTAAATGATGATTATGAAGGTGGACACTTTTATTTTGAAGATAATAGTGTTATAAAACCAAAGACAGGAAGAGCTTTATTCTTTAATGGTAATTACTATCAACACGGAGTTTCGAAAGTAGATAAAAAAATTAGATGGCAACTAACGGCATTTTATGAATAGTATAACAATAGTAGGTGGTGGAACAGCAGGACTTGTTACAGCCTTAATATTAAAGACTAGATTAAAAGTAAAAATAAAAGCTATCGTTCCTAGCAACATTGGTATTATTGGAGTTGGTGAAGGATCTACAGAACACTTTGATGATTTTAAACAACATTTAAATTTAGATGTTAGAACTGTTTTAAAAGAAACAAATGGTACTTTAAAGTCTGGTATTATGTTTGAGGGTTGGAATACAAAGCATAAAAAATATTTACATCACATACAACACTTGTGGCAATTAAAGTTTGGCTTAAATTCTAGAAATTATGAATATCTTATGTCCCACAAATACAGTGCAGAACATTTTGTACCTAAATGTTTCTTTAAAAATAAAGTAGAGTTGATTGATCCAAATGGTAATTTAAGTCAATATCATTTTAATACTTTTAAATTAAATGAATACTTAACGAAACTTTGTAAAGAAAGAAACATAGATATTATAGATGATGAAATAGTTAATGTAAAAATAAATAAACAAGGTATACAAAATCTTAAAGGTAAAAAAGCAACTTACAAAAGTTGTTTCTACATAGACTGCACAGGTTTTAAAAAATTACTTATTAGTAAATTAGGAGCAAAATGGAAATCATATTCTAAATATTTAAAAACAAATTCTGCAATAGCTTTTCCAACAGAAGACCAAAAAGAATATAATATATGGACTTTATCAAAAGCAATGAAATATGGTTGGATGTGGCAGATTCCAACCTATGGAAGAACAGGCAATGGATATGTATTTAGTAATAAGTATACAGATAAAGAAGGTGCAAAAAAAGAAGTAGAAAAACTATTAGGTAAAGAAATTCAAATTGCTAAACACATTGAATATGACCCAGGTGCACTAGATAAACCTTGGATAAAAAATTGTGCTGCTGTTGGTCTTTGTGCAAACTTTGTTGAGCCGTTAGAAGCAACATCGATAGGCACTACAATACAACAAGCTTTTTTGTTAATGCAGTATCTTGATAATTATACAGAAAGAACAATTAATACATATAATAAACAAGTAAAAACTATAATGGAAAACATAAGAGATTTTATACAACTTCATTATATAACAGATAAGAAAAACACAGACTTTTGGAAAGACGTTAGTAAAGTAGAACCTTCAGATACTCTAAAACAATATTTAGAAATATGGAAATCAGGTCATCTTATAAAAGGTACAGACATGGAAGTCATAGGACCTTATAATTTATTCTCTCTATTTAAAGAAGACAATTTTAATATGATTGCTTATTTTAATGGTTTAATAAATATAAGTAAACTTAAACAGAATTATTATTCTATAGATAAAAGCTTACAAAAATATTGGTTTGAAAAAAACATAAAAAATGGTATTATTCTACGTAATAATACTATTATTGGTACAAAGTCACATAAAGAATTTATAAAAGAAATACATGCTTAAGAAAAATTTTTTATCTAAAAAAGAACATAAAGATATTTATAGTTTAATATCAGGAAGTTATTTTCCTTATTTTGCAAAAAAATATCAACTAAGTAATAATAAGAAAGCCACGATAAAATACGAACATTTATTTACTCATATATTTATGGACAATGAAAAGATATGTAGTGATTGGTTTGAAAAAGTAATTATACCTTTTGCACTTCGTTTACCTATTGATAGATTATTATTTGCAAGAATGAATCTTCTTGTAAATCAAGGAG